CAAGAACACACCAACGGTCTGGTTCAAAGTTGTACCAGTAGATACCGATGCGCGCTCTAGGCGACCACGGGACAGAACAACAAAATCGCCATAGAAAATGTCGGTCGCATAACCGTAAATGATGGGGTACATGCGGGTCGAACCTGCAAATACCTGACCACCAATCAAATTCACTGGCTGTAGGCCGTAAGGCTTGTCTACAGTAGGATATGCCATGATTGCTCCTAGTTAATAAAAAGACTACTTAGTGCCTTTGCCAAAAGATGTCGTTGACTTACGTTCATTGAACAAAGGCATCCGCGCATCACTCTGGCGCATAAACGAATTGTCCACGGCGTCAATGTTGTTCTCGGACTGCTGTAGGAAATGCTCATTACGAGCTACTGTTTTTTCCGTTGGCATCTTGCATAACAACAACCCACCATGGGTTACTTCACCTTTTTCATTTGCCGGAAGCATAAGCTCCGGATGATCTTCCGCTCTAACCGGTACCCAGCCTTCACGCATACGCATGGAGAAATTTGGGGAGACCACACCATTAATGTGGGTTGCTACCCACCGGTATGACCAGCCCGGTTCTGGGGTTGGATCAGGCAATGTTGAAGGCGGTACATAAACAGTACGTGCGTTTTTATCGCGTGAAACTAGATCACGAGGAGTGCGAGTATCGGCCATCTTAAATCTCCAATTTAGCTACTTCAGCAGCGTACTGCTGCGGGGTTAGTCCATACTTTTTAGCCAAGGCAAGTTGCCGAGTAGAAAGCTGGATTTTCTTTGTTCCAGACGAACGAGACGCTGGAGCAACCACAGACGCAGGTTTCTTTGGAGCCTCAGACTGAACCTGTACAGGTTCTGGCGTTTTCTCAGCATTCCCGCCAAATAGTTCGGGGAACGTCTTCTGCATACGCCCATCGATTTGGGCGAAGTATTCATCGTCGCGAGGATCTACCCCGGAATTGACTAGCTTATGATGCAGCCCTAGTGCGTAGCTGGTGTATTCTTCGAACCCCGGTTGACCGTACCACTGGTTTTTTGCCTGCCAGCGCAGCGTCTTTTCGTCCGGTGCAACCTGCTGGGGTTGAGATAGTTCACGTTGTACCGCAGGTTCGTCTTCTTGTAAAGGGGCTGGCCTAAAGTTTTTTACCTGAGACAGTCTAACCTTAGCCTCCATCAAAGCTTCTTGGGCTTCAATGATGGCGTCGGTGTCGTAGGACTCTTGGGCATCTTTAAGCTGACGGCGGGCTGCTTGCAACTGAGATTCCGCCGCATCTGTCGCTGTAGAGATATAGACTTCCTGCCCGTAATTGACCGTCTGCTTGAGCTTTTTGTTCTCTTCAGACAGGTACGTCATGAGCTTATCCATCTCCTGCTTTTCTCGCAGAAGAGCTTCTTTCATCCGGCGCTCGTCATGACGGGCATGTGTTAACTCTTTAATACGAGTCTGCACTTTCTCCGAATAGTTTTCGATTTCGTCGTCAGTCGGGTCTGCCACCTCTTTGTCCAATGGCTTGCGGCCACGGTCTTTTGCGGGGGTATCATCAACTATTTCAATTTCGACATCATCTTCAGCATCAACATCCGCCTGAATGACTACGGAATCGTCTTCTTGAGATACAACGACTTTTTTGCCGTCATCCTCGTCCGGAAACTTAAACTTATCTAACATGTAACACTCCTATTAAGCACGGGTAATACCGCGTGGATCGTCCACGACCGCATCAATCTGGTCGTCGTTCAACAGACGGAACTCTTTTCCATAAATCTTGAACCGAGTACCGGAGTAAGTACGCACCAACACAAAGTCGCCCGGTTTACACCAAGGACCATTGGGGAACTTCGCTGTGTCTTTGTACGCATCAGGGCCAGCATCCAGCACAAACAGAATAGTTGTCGAGTGCTCTTCCTGACGCATGACCGACTCCGCTTTAACTATGCTGGAATTTTCAAACTTATCCGACACATCGGGAACGCCACAAAGAATCTTCCATCCTGTTGGCTTGGGCAACATGCGCCCGCGCTCTTCAATAGGGATTTGCTCTGTTGGTTCTTCGACTTGTTGAATTGGCTCCGGCATTTGAATACCCGGAGGTAGTAATAGATCGCTCATCGTCTTCGTCCTCTTTGGTTGCTGCTTCTACAAGGTCAAGTAAGTGTCGCTCTGCGAGGGCAAGACCCTGAATTACCCCGCAGAGTTTTTGATAAGAGGCGAAATCTGTGCAGACGCCATTTGCCATGTCGTCCGTGTAGTCATTCATGTCTTTGCGTATCTTGTCGCGTAATACGCTTACGAAGTTGTGATCCACTTATTCTCCTTTTGGTGGTTTATCCGTTTTCTTAAAAGTAGCCATGTGCTTTAACGCAGCTTGCTTGCGTTGGAAGTCTGCCTGCTCTCTGACTTTCTGTCCTTCTATACCAAGACGCACACCTTCTGCTTCTTGGCTTGAAGCAAGTTTTTGTTTGTCCATCTCAATCTGCGAAGCTGCTTTAAGCCCCCCAAGTTGAATGTCTGCTTCCGTTTTTTGTTTATCCAGTTCCAAACGTTGCGCTGCGATGGTGGCATCCACCTGCGCTTTTTGTTCTTTAACGCCGACTTCACGTTCTTTAATCTGCAATTCTTGCATCTGCATCTGAATGACAGGGTCCTGCGCCTGTGCTTCTGCTTGTTGCTGTGCAGCTTGCGCTTGGCTCTCTTGCAGTACCTGCTGCGCCGCTTGTGCCATCATCGAAGACAGCGCAACTTCAACTTGCGGTGGTAACTTCTCGTCTTCTGGTGGCAGAGCAACACCCATCTGTTGTTCGATCTTCTGACGATATGCAAACGCCACGTGCTCTGATATATGCGCCATCATTGCTGCTTGAATCTGCGGTGCTCTTGGGTTTTGGCCAATAAGCTGCTGAACCAACGGATCGTTCATCGCAGACATGTGTACTTGAATATGCGCCTGATGATCTTGGTAGAAGAACGCTTTGACCGGCTTACCTTTGAGAACCGCCATGTTTTCTGCTACAGGGTCACGTGGCTTCTGATCGTCTTCCAAGGGAACTAGCTTTTCTGCGTTCTTAATACCCAGCACTTCCAACATCTGACGGTGTAAGAACGGAAGGTCGTAAATATCCGGTGCCATCTGCGCCATCTGAATAACGGCTTGGTACTGCACCACACGCTGCGACATCGTCGCTGCATTCGGATCGCTGACGGGGATTAGGTCTACCTTGTCGTAGTCTTCACGCTTGGCTTTCTTATTGCCGTACTCAGGTGTGTACTCGTAGTTGGGGTCGGTGTAGTCACGAATGATTTCTTTAATCAGCTTGAACTCGCGCTTTAGTGTGTAGTGCACACGCGCTTGTACTGCCGTCATGACTTTAAGCTGGCGCTCCAGCAGTGCTAACGTTGTTCCAACAGGAGCCTGCGCCGACATATCGGAGACTTTCATATCCGCAGTCGCTGCAAAGCGACGGCCTTCGTCAACGATTGTGCCCAGCAGGTTGTAGAGAACGGTAGATGGTTCCTTGTATGGCAGAGGCAGAATGCTGTCGCGGATGTTGCCTGATGCTACGTCCACATCACGCCACTCACCCGGAGCGATGGGTGTGTCGTCGCCCTTAATACGCAGACCGCGTGATTTAAGACCGCCCGGCAAGTTTGAAAGAGTACCTGCGTCCACCAGTTGGCGCATCAACGAAGTCGCGTTCTTTGCAAAGCCCCCCACCAAGTGGAACAGACCAAAGCCATACGCACCGAAGCCGGGGATGTACTGGTAGTGCACAAAGTGCTGACGCTTCAAACGCAGTGGGTCTTCATACTTCCAATTTCTGCGAATGGCCAGAATCTCGTTCGAACCTTTAATGAGTGTGACGACGTATGGCAGCGCAATCTCTGTGTGCTCTTTGTCCTCATCCACATCTGCGTGTTTGTCGTCCTCAATATATAAGTCAGCGTGGCACTCATACAGGGTGTATCGGTCGTCGTTCAAATCAGAGAAGCCTGTCTCTTTGTCCTTGGCTTTCTGAATGTCCTCTACCTTGCGATCCGGATCGCCCAAGTCAACATCACGGTAGAACCCCGCCTGCTGCAACTTGATGATCTCGTTCTTGGTCTTGCGCATCACGTGCGTGAAGCGATGGCAGGTGTCCATATCTGTTGCGCCGTACGGCAGGATGCCGTCTTCTGCTGGCACGAACATCGACACTTGGCGTCCCAAATTGGGATCATAGTAGACCTTCTTAAATGCCGAACCGGTAGCTGGCAGGCTCCAGAGCATTCTTTCGTGTTCTGGGCGGTACTCCGACATCACTTCGGTCAACTCGAAGTTCATATCTTCTTCTACCCGCGCTGCGGCTTCTTTTACCTCGGGTGTTTCTTTACCAATGATCTTGGTACGCACAGGACCCTGCGCCGGGAATGTTTCTGAGATGGTTTCAGATTGAAAGCGCACCACCGCTTCGGAGAGCATGGGGTGAAACACGCCACACGCGCCTGA